GTATAAGATGCATGAGATTATCTACAGCCTAACTTGGCCTATTTCATATAAATATGGATCATTCTATGAATTTAGCTTTGACATGAGCGGTGCAGCATGGGATGATTATGATGAAGATGGAGTTCCATATTGGGAGAAATATAATCTTGATTGGGATTATGAAGATTATGAGACAGGAGATGCCTTCAGGCTAATAAATAAATGAGAGTCATAAATAAGAAACTTTTGGCGGTGGCATTAATAGCATCTATAGCAATTACTACCTATATTACCTATAAGAGCCTAGAAAAAATTAATGAATTAGATTTAGTAGATCATTTTGATATTGAGGATGATCTATGAAAGATACATTTGAATTTATATTCTGGTTGACTACAATATATATTACTATTAGAGTAGCATTTAGAATTAAAACTGGAAAATGGTAATATGCTATACTTAACTATATCTAGGAGGATATTATGGAACTAAATTATGCATGCACAGAAGAGTGTGGAAATACTGTTACACTCGATCAGGATTATTTGACCTATTTAAACTGGAATGAAGGCGATGCCTTGCCTGAGCCACAATGCGCTAAATGTTTGGCAATTCTAACCCATGTCGGCTAATATGATGTTTGTAGCAGATATCGATTGCGATAATTGTGGCGGAACTACAAGAGTCGAATCTGAGTCTAATATTATCCTAGAGGATGTAATGTGTGCATGCGGAGCACCTTGCTATAATCCAGAAATAGCTCATGAAGCAGGAATGGAAGAGATTTTCTTAGAAGAATTACCAGATCTCTAAAATCAGGCGGGACAGATGAAACCAATACTAGCAATCCTACTAGGCTTATTCATATTCCTTAATTACATGGCATGGTTACAACAACAGAATTGGGGAACATAATGTCTAACATACCGTCTATATTATGTATATGTGATAGATCACCCTTGTTCCCAAGATGTAATAGAAATCCTGAATATTGCCCAAAAGTATCGTTGAAACAAGAAGACGCTATATGGGCTACACAAATTTCATTTGAAGAGTAGATCACTTCTTACCTACCCGCCCAATTTATATGCTCTCTATGAGCCTTTTATGGCTTTTTAGAGCTATTCTAGGGCTTGTTTGATGATAAATATTACTATCAATTCTTTTGTGAATACTATCATGTAATTAATTTAATATTATATGAGTAATTGAGCGATCCCCATAATCCTCCATAATCCTCCACTTTGCTCCACATAGACCCAATTTGGCATATTTATGCCATTCTGTCAATAGCGCATATGTTCTGGGATTTGTCAATATGTCTCGTAAATACGATAATTTGCCCACATTAAATTATCGAAATTTTGTCAGATTTTATATACATTTAATTAGTTTTTATATTCATTCTGACAGATTTCGATCTTATTTTCTAGAAATTTCTGGGATTTTTATATGTTCTTCGTAAAAGCGAAAATGCGCCCATATTTTTTCCACAAAAATATCCACAGGCTGTGGATAAACCTGTGGATAAATTGGGTTTAATTTATTTTATGCTATCTTGATTCTTCTAGCTGATTTACTTGATACTTGGGCAAGGCCATATTTCCTCCGCCGCTTTCTTAATTGATTATTTGTTGTTGCTATAGATATGGATCTATGGTTTGCTGCTATTCCCGCTCCCCTTGGTAGTTCTTTTGGAAGAGAACGTTCGAATGCTGCTAGCTCCCGTGCTGTTGGATATTTCATACATCCTCTAACGGGATTCCTGGGTCTTGGTGGACCTGTAAGACCTCAGATAGATGAGAAGCCATAAGCAAACCTTCGCAGGTTTGCCCCACTTCCCACTCAGAGAAGAACTTACGATTTTGCTGATGAATAATAGCAGTAACTAATTCCATGATTTGATTCTGACCATACAATGAATTATTGTTAACTAGCAGATTTGCTAGAATGTTGTAGTCAAAGCGGATATCATGGATTGAATTAGTTATAGATTCTGCTAATGCCTGCTCAGGGATTTTCTTGGTCTTCTTCATGTTCCGCCTTTCTAGTAGATTTTACCACATAGGGCTGACTTTGCGCCAGCCCTATGTGCGTTATTTAGTTGTGTATTACTTCTTTGGCTGTGGAGCCTCAGCAGTAAACTTGATACCATTCTTTTCAGCCTCCGCCAAGGCATTCTTAGCTGCTGCAGAGAATCGGCCACGGCGGCCAACAGTAATTCCCTTTGATGTTAGATATTCACGCTTGCTTGTCATTTGTTATCCCCTTTCAAGAGATGTTTTATTTATTATATAAGATATTCACGAATTTGTAAATACCCTTTCCGCCTATATTAAGTTGTTTATAGGAGCTGACCTTCGACAGGCTCTCCTAATTCTGGATCATATTCAATTACTTCTATTGGTTCTATAACTGAATCTATTTCTATTTCAGACCAATCATTAGTTGGTCTTTGATTTGCAATGTCATATGCCTCTAATTTTTCGGAGGCGGAGACATCTACATAATAAAGCTTTGTAATACTACCCATTACTCTATACGTTGGCATATACATCCTCATTTCTGTGCCATGCTGCTACAGTTCGGACAATAAAATCCTGTCCAAGATTATAGCAATATTGCACGGCATCTGTCAAAGATTCTGTTTCATATATTGGTACAGATAAAGGTATATCTAATTTATCATATACCTCATATGAGTCTACACCTCCAGGTGAGACTGAGTATTCAATTTCGACAATTTCTAATGTTGGCTCGTAATCAAGCATGTTCGACCTCCACCCAAACAAATCCTGGTTGATGCTTACTAATTTGTCCTAATATATCAAACCATTGCTGGTCTACTTCTATAGTTAATTTATAATTACTCATCATCTTCCACCGTTTCTTCTATAACAGATTCATTAATCATCCAGTCACGAATAGATTCATAAAGATCTTCCGTCCCGTATTCTAAACTAAATCCATTCTTATCTGCTTGTGTCCAAAATAGTTCCCACAGTTCTTCCTCATCCATGGTGACACAGAATTCTTCCTCCTGTCCCTCCTGAATGTCTCTGTAGAGGTCCCTAGCAACATCCCACACATAAACCCATACCAAGGGCTGGCCTACAGGTAGTTTGCTAATCTTCTCAATAATGTCTTCGATATCACGATACACATCTTGCATACGTGTCTTTTCTTGTAAATCCATTTCAGCCATTCTTCTTTGTCCTTTCGTCGATTGCGAATGCTAATGCATATGTTAATCCATAGACATGTGTTAACCCGTCCAATTGGCCTTCCCAGTATTTCCGCTCCATAGAATCCATTGCCTCTTCTGTACGGTCCTCTTCCTCCTGTGCAAGGATGAGTTGCTCCTCAGCCTCATACATTAGATTCTTTAGTTCTCCATGCAGAATGTCTGTACCAGATTCTCCCATGTCCACCTGCTTTTGCAGGCGGTCTGGCAACTCCATAGATATAGGTTGCATTAGTTCTCCTTTGTTTCGGAGAGTATATCATTGGCCACTGACAAAAAGTGGCGGGCATTCAAGAGTTGCCCACTCCAATGATTATATTCAAAATCTAATTCATTATAAGCTTTAGAACTAGGGTCAAGAGATTCCATTTCTTGTGCTATGTTCTCCAAATCCTGTTCTAAACTAATTATATGTATCTCCATATATTTAATTAACTTGTTCATTACATATACTCCTGAATTAGATTCATTGTATTATGGATATTGCAATCACAATCTCCACCATTCATATTTTCTATAAACTCGATATGAGAATAGTTATCCTCATAAATAGTTGTAATTAGCTCGTCTACTGTATATGGTTTAGTTTTCATCATGCCTCCGATTGTACATCATGGGTCTGACATTTTTCATCAGCCTCGCCATATCCACATTTAGGACATGTGTCGTAGTCACATCCTTCGCAATATGGAGTTTCATCCTCTGTGTGTTCACAGTTACGGCACATCCAGCCATATTCTGATTCTGAAATCTTTTCTCCACGGAGGAACTCACATTCTCCACCCCAACCTGTTTCCTCCTCGTATGAATGAGTAAATAGAAGATTTGGGTATTGTGCAGATAATTTAGAAATGGCAGGGAACGGCGGAGACCAAGCAGTATTAAAGTTATAATGAACTACATGGTTCTCACCATTAACAGTATCTTCCATATTAGTATCAGGATACTTTTCGTCTGCATGAACAGCAACATCCCATTTGGTGCCCCATTCACGAGTATTAAATGAATACCAATCATTTGTTTGGAATTTCATTTGTTCAGCAATTGGCATATCACGAGGCGGTTGAGCAAGATAGTCCTCATCAGTAATACCATGGTCTAAATGATTATAGATATTATGAAATGCAAATATAGGATTAGGATATAGAGTTTCCTTAATTTCCATTTGATGAGTTTCCATATTCCAAGAATCATGCTTCTTCTTGAATGGCTTATTTAATTGTTCCATCATTTTCTTAACTTGCTCAGGATTACCCTCTACAGTTAATCCATTAAATACCCAATTTGGCATATTATATTCCTTTCGTTATTGTGATAATTATACAATCCACCACTGACATTTGTCTATATGATGTGGATCACAAAAGCTGACAAATTTCAGGAAAAATAGAATTGACAACGTAAAAGCAATTTGATACCCTCTGTCTTTTGCGGGCAAATAAAAAACCCCTGCATATCCTTATTACGCAGGGATTTAATATTAAGGCTGCTAGCCAAACGAAAGGAAATTAAGTAAACGCTGCATTACTTAGCCACTTGGTGATCACCTAATAGCGGCACCTTAATTTTGAAATAGGCTCCTGGCCTAATATAATTATAGTCGACCAGGAGCCAAGTTGTCAAACGGTAAGAATCTCGTTCAAAGCATACTTCTCACAGAATGTCGAAAGGTCCATTGTGAAAATTGCTTGATTCTTCATCCCTCTGACTTTGTTATCCTGATTACGGAAATCATCCTCTTCATGCAAGCTGAAGATTTGTTGCTCCCAATCGACGATAGCAATCTTGTGCTCGTTGTCTGAGATTTCATTTACATGAAGGCCCCAGCCTGTTTCCATATTCCACTGGTCTCCAATTAGTTGACTAATTGTAATACGTGTAGCATATGAAGGGTCATTCCAACGAGGACGGGCAGCAATGACAGCATCCGCCAACTTACCTAGCATGTTACTACCAGCCCAGTGTCCATACAGTACAATTGTTTCTCCATTCGGCTGTACAAATCCGAAGTTTGCTCTATCTCCCACTTTATACCTCTTCCTTTTCTATTTGTGGTACTTCTTCTGTTTTGTGTAATTCTACTATTTCAAAGGCAACCTTGTCAAGGCCGTCTTTGTTTTTATTGTAGTGGTGCCCGCAAAAGAACAACTCACCATCTACTAATTTAACTAAATATAAAGCTTGGGCGGTGGCACATTGGTCACAGCCAATCCATCTAGTTAGATCCTCAGAGGTCATAGTCTACCTTTCCAAATTCAATGCGATCAGCAATTTCATCGAAAGCTGGACCATCGTCTGAAGTTTCTGCCCACAAGCGAATATTATTTACAATAATTTCACGAGCAAACTTAACTCCGTCTTCAAATCCATCTTGGTAATCCACTTTAACTCCTTTGATATCCTGTAGGTTCAAACTCTGATACATAAGATTCAGTTAAATTAAACCTATCTCTTAACCTACTTACTTTCTCAATGCTACCAGTTCCAATGTTGAATGTCAATGAATCCATTTTTTCAGGGTCCAAGCCATTTAACTCTGCATCCCAGATGGCCCTGGCAAGGGCCAACTGGTTAGGAGCAGTCAACTCAAAATACATTACGCTACCTCGATTCTATCAACAGTTGATGACATATATGTAATTGGGTCATCATATGATACTGTATCGAAGTCTGTATCATGAATTGAATTAATTGCATCTTCCTCGCTTCTAGCATTAACTGTAACTGAATATTCAACTGTTACAGTCAACTCAAATTCAGTTGTTAGTTCAAAGCCACAGATGCTTGCAATTTCCTCTGCCTGGAATTCAGTTAATGAATCATCATCAAGGCCTTCCAAGGTAAATACCTTCATGTCCTCACGCACCTTGTTTAGAGTTGATGCAGTTGAGTAATCACGTTGTGTGATGCGCTGAATCTGCTCCTCTAATTGCTGAATACGTGCTTTGTTTTCTACTAACTGTGACTCAAGAAATTCTCGTGTCATGTAGTGATTATCGATAGTTGTTTCCATTTCATTCCCTTTCGTTTCTGTTGTTGGTATTGTAGCATCTTCCACTGACAATAATATGCATTTAGAACTGCATGGGCACCTAAGTTCTGTATTCCCGTTTGGCCATCCATAACTATCTTTAAATGTATACTCTATTAGAGAGTCACAGTCTCCCGTGCACACCCATGTATATTTTTGATATTTTGTCATGGCGAGAATTATACACGTGTGGTCTGACATTTACAAGCTTTTCAGGGTCTTTTTTATGTGATCCGTAACACAACAAAAACTCCCTTAGCCTTTGGGGGCCTTTTGCGATCTGTACGGGACTTGAACCCGTGATCTCTACCGTGACAGGGTAGCGCTTTATCCAACTAAGCTAACAGACCAAAGAATTGTGGCGGGAGATTTTACTCTCCCGCCAATCATTCTTAGAATGATTTTACAACCTGAAGAATCTTATTCTTCTCAGCGGTAATAACAGGGTCAAAACCTGAAGCGGAAGCCCACTTAGATTCTGAATTACTCTTACGAGTAGAGCGGAAATAATCAAGGCGTTCAGTAAGCGCATTAAACGCACCCCATTTTGTGCCCTTGATATTAGCATTAGTTGGTGAGTTATGATACAACTCGTCAATCAAGACAACTTTATTTTCCCACTTAGTTTTAGCCAACTTAGAGGAATCCTCGCTAGGCTTAGGATAAATTGTTTTGATGATGTCAGAAAATTGCTTGTCAGTAATTTCCTGCTTGAATAATTCTTGAGCCTGCTTTTCAAACTCATCAAAGTATCCAAGAGTTAAACCAAGAGTCTCACGAGCAACTTGAATCTTACCTTCTGCAGTCTGTGTGTGGCGAATCTTGAAAGATTGCTTAGCAGAGCGCATTGCTAGATTTAGCGTATTTTGGCAAACAACACGAACAGGTGTAATTGCTGCTTGAACAGCAACAGAGCCGTCGTGTGATGTCCAAACGATAAGATACAATTTTGTTGTATCGTTAGCACCTTGTGGGTCTAAGACCATTTCACGAGGAACATTTAGAGAGCCGAAAACTACTCGACCATTCTTTAGAGAACCAGCAGATTCCCAAGCAACTCGTGAATCGCCGTCCACGATATTATCAGCGAAAGAAAATAATTCTTCATTCTGAATTACTTTGTAACGTGAACCAACAACAGATAAAACATCTGTACCATTGTTAAATGGATTTGTGCGAATCACCATTTGTGAATCGGAAGTTTCATTCCAATCAGCAGGAATGAAATCAGCAACAGGAGAGAGACGAACATTCCAATTGGAAAGTTTAGCCTCATCTAGCATTAGTTGAGTTGAAACTTCCTCATCTTGAGAGAAGATTCGATTTGCGAGATTATGCCACGCAGGGGCACCACGAAGAGCAAATGCAACTTCGCCGTTTTCCATTTCTAGATTATGAGCCATGGATTTTTCCTTTCATTTGTTAGATTGAGTTGAATTATACACCACGGGTCTGACATTTGTCTATTTAGTTTCAGGAGTTATCCACAGGCTGCCGTAAACCTGTGGAAAACCCCTCTGCTATTGCGGGCCTTATACCAGGCCTAGATTGGTGGGAGCGGACGGAATCTTAGTTTTTAGTCTGCTGATGATTTCCATAGGTACATAGACAGCAGTTACCTTTTTCTTTCTAAGATTATCATAGACGTACGCACGAACATTTCCATCAAATCCTCTGATGTTAGAATAAACAAGCTCTGTCAGGTATTCCTTATCAACACCTTGTTCAGAATAAATTGTTACATCGTTATTCTTATTCTCATCATAGATTTCTACACGAAAACGATTTTTCATTTTATTACTTTCTGTTAGTAGGGATACGAAGTATAACATGGGAGGCTAGATTTTGTCTAGCCTCCCAATTATTATTTAGAGATAGCGAGCAATAGCGTTGTATGTGCTAGTGCTTACTGTTTCCTCATCTGTCATCTTGAGAATACGAATTGCGTTCTCAAGTTCATCTTTCATCTCTGTGTAAGAGTGTCGGTGGATTTGCTCAAACTCACGCTGAGGCTCAGCAGGGAAATCCTTTTCGTCACATTGTAAATCAAAATCTACATTGAGAGTCTTGTTCCAAGAGCGGTAGTTGGTGCGGAAGTTTTCTGCCTTTGCTACATTAGCAATAGCAAACTTACCAAGTTCCTTTTTCCATTTCTCGTATTGCTTCTGATACTTTGCTTCGTTTTCCTCTTGTGTAGCATAGTCCTTTTCTAGTTTTGCTAGACGAGTTTCTAGTGCCTTAATTACTTTATTAGTAGCGATTTTTACGCTAATTGCTTTTCCTCTTGCCATTTGTTTATTTTCCTTTCGTAGTTGGTTTAGAGAATTGTAGCAGAGCCCACCGACATTTCGGTGAGCCCTGCCATTTATTTAGTTGGATACGCTTGTCCAGCGTTCTGAGCCATTAACATCAAGAAGCACACGATTTACGCCACTTGGGTGATTATCAATAGCCTTGATAACTCCTGTAACTCCTGATTTTGTTGTTGTTAGTGTCTGTCCGATTTCTAGCATTTTTTTCCTTTCGTTATTGGTTGTATTGTAGCAGGTGCTACTGACATTTTCTATTTATTAGGGTGTGACCTTAGTCACTTTCAGGTAGCCACGCATCTAAGTGGTGAGCATCTACTATGGCAGACGCAGGGCAGGAAGTCTGGCCTCGCCAAGTGATACCTTCAGGAAGATTAATCTCTCGACTATACTCCTCATCATAGAACGCATCAATAGCATCTATGCAAGGTTGCACCATAGCAACGGGAACGGGTGGGTAATGATTAGCCTGTAAGTGATAGGCTAATCCTGCCTCTAATGATAAGTCATCTGCAAGTGCTAATGCTGTTGTGTATCCCATTATTACTCACCTGCCAATTCTAAAAACATTTCTGTACCGCCTTCGTTAATTTCTGCAAGCATGGCCACCAATTCCTCATGAGTTGTTTCATCAGTAATTGTAAGTAGGTCATCTATTGCGTCTTTATTCATGTCGATAAACGCTTGACCCATTGTAGAAATTAGGTCATAGTGGCGAGAGTTTTGCGAAATACGAGAGATAAAGTTAATTCCCTTGTGTGTGAATGGATAGAGTGTGAATTGAAGTGTGTCTGACATTTTATACCTTTCGTTGTTGTTATGTCGCAATTATAGCCTAACCTACTGACATTTCCTAATCTATTTAAGCCTAAGTTTTGTGATTAATCCCACAATTTCAGGGGCGTGTCGTAACTTGACGTAACAGATTTTTTGCCCCCATATCTTTTGGGGGCCTGTGATCAAAATCACATGTTTTTAAACACGGCCCAGAATGCAATTATGAATGGTCCAATAATAGCTCCTAGGAAGATTCCTAGAGTTATCATAGCTGCCACATTTACGATCAGATCTCCCACTTTATCTCCTTATTTTTTAGTTGCGCTAAATCGAATATCTGCTTTATTAAATACGCATAGTCCGCATGATACGCATGCGCTACCGTTAGCAGAAATTAACGGAATAGACTTATTATTTTCAGGGCATTTCGCTCCTACTTTACCCGTTAACTCTTTCATTACAGTTTCGGATAACGCAAAAGTTTTGCCTAGATAAGCAAGGCGGGTACCATGATTAACCCGTAGGTCTTTAGCAATTTCTTTATTCTCATCATCCGTAGAGAAATAGAGAGATAGGTTATCAATACCCTTTAGAATTTGTGCTGCAGACTTTACACGAGTATAAACCCAGAATTGAATATCTGGCTGCTCTTCTATAACTAAACGCCATGCACGTGTGTAATCTTCATTAAAGAAATCTCCGTCCCAGTGGATACGGAATAACATAGGTGCGTCTTTCTTTACGCATTCTGTTTTAAATTCTGCAATCATATCGGAAAGTAAAGTGTACATTTCTTGCATATCTGCATTGCGTAGGAGCTCCCAGTTATGCAATAGCACAGCCTTTACACCTTTATATAATTTTTCTAGTTTACCAGCATAGCAGACACTTTCGCACACGCTAGTAGCACCAGGGCAAGAATAGTCCCTACCAGCAGGCAGGCCAAAAGTATTTGCAATTGCGGGTGTCTTCCCATTTTTGGATACCGCATTAGCAACCTTTCTATCATTTGAACGCTTTAATTTCATAGTTTCCCTTTCGTTATGAGTAGAATTATAGCGCATAGGTCCGACATTTTTTAAAACACGCCCAAAATTTCAGGGTGATATTGATCACACCCGTAACGACACGCCCGACTCCGCAGCTCTTGCGGGCCAAACCTATTCTGTCAAGTCGACACGCCGCTTTTTATGTTTTATTTTTCTTTTATATTTTCTTTTGCTTGGGATAGGTTGAGCCGCATTACTGCGGCGCAACTCTAAAACCCTTTTAATTCGTGGTAAATTTTGGCACACGATAATTGCTCGCTTCGTGAAATCTCGTTACATCAAAACGAGGATTATCTTTTGCAAACATCTCCGCAAAGTCATGAACCATTTTAGAAAAAACGGCAGGGTGAGTTTTATCCGAAACATAGTTTAGAATTTCGGCGGTTGCTACATAGTCTTTTCGTGTCATCATTTAATTGTTACCTTTCCATTTCGATAGAAGTTCTTAGTGTGCATTTTACCGCTAGGCTCTGACAAATTGTAAGTGGCGTATTCTTTCGCATCTCCAAAGTCTGAGCATTTATCAAACTCATGAACGGCGGTTAATGCGTCAGAAAAATCCCATGAAGAAATTTTTTCGCCATCATAGAAAATACTTAGTTTATACATTACAAGCCCCAATCATCTAGCGCACAATCGCATTGTTCCACATCATAATTATTTTCATCTCCCCAAAATAGGAAGCCCGCACCGCCACATTCATCACAAGCAACGGCGATAATTTCTTTTAGGTCTGTCATTAGTTTTCCTTTCCTTTTGTTTCCTGAATTGTAGCAGATAGGACTGACAAGGCTTCCGCCTTGCTTGCTTGTCGTGTTGCTAACACATAAGCCTTGAATTCATCTAAGTTCATTAGATAGCACCTTCCTGAAATAAGTGGATTTCAAAATCTAATAATTCTTGCGGAGTGGCGTCATCCAAATCAACCCACTCCACTCCCATTTCGTCAATACGAGCAAATTCAATAAATCCCATTATTACTCACCAACCTTTACTGCTACTGTGCGGAAAGAATAACCGCCGTTTTCATTTCTAATTTCTACGAGATAACTCTCGCAATCTTTATACCAAACCGCTTTAGGATGAACCTCGGCGGAAATAATTTCACCTGTTAGAGTGGATGAGCGATAAGTTTTTCCAATAAGGAGATTTTCGATAGTATAGACATTTGCTGACATTTTTAGTTTTCCTTTCGTTATGTTGGCAATTATAGCATTTGGGACTGACATTTTAGGGGATAAACACGCCTTAGGCGGTGTGAGTTGCCTCACACTCGCAAGGGTCTGTGTAATCAAACTCACAGAAGTAGCAACCCATGAATTCACCATGAGGCTCGCAATACATTTTAACGATTTGCTCATCACAGCAAAAGAAGCTTTCGCCTGTTGAGTAATAGTTTTCATTTACTTTTATTTTAGTGTTCATTTTTGAACCTTTCTTTATTTTCTAATACTGGAAGTATAACATCGACCACTGACATTTTGACCCGTTTTTCGGGCGTGTCGCAAAACTATTTTTGTGATTTAGGTCATGTGGATAACTTACGCTCAAATTTCAGGGGTTTTCCACACCTGTGCATAAAGCTGTGGATAACTCCCGCAAGTACTTGCGGGCGGATCAGCTTTTGTCAAGCCGACACGCCGTTATTTAGCGAAAATCTTTTGTGAGTTCTCTCACATCTTCTTTTAGCATGTGCCACGCTATGCGCCCTAATACTAGGGCGGGAATAGCGATAGCCAATTGAACAAGGCTAGTTAGTAATCTATTCATTTACTTATCTCCAAACATGTTAAAGACCTCATCTAATTCATCATCTGTTAAGTGGTCAATCTGTATCGCCTTAACAAATCCAAACACATCTTCCTCTTCTGCCATGAGGTTTTCGTACATCTCCTCTTCGGCTAGGTGTGCGTATGCATCTTTTATGTCTTCTTGAATTGTATCCCACTTAGTCATTTACTTATTGTCCTGTTCTACTTTAGAGATAAACGCCTCAAATTTAGGCTTTAGTCCGCCCTCGTTTAGTTCGTCAATGGTCTTGATAACTTCTTTCATAGTCTTAGCGGTAAATCCTGAGCCCTTGATAATAGAGCCTTGCCATACTGAGTAAGTAATTTTCATTTATTCTTTTCCTTTTCGTTTCGTTTTGTTAATAAGAGAATTAAATCATAGAGAGCCGACATTTTCAAGCCGACACGCTAGGTGTTGGGTGTGAGTTACCTCACACCCTTATCCTTAGCCAATTGCTCGGCATAGTCAGGGTCGGAGACGGCGGAAGCACCAAACTCCTCGTAGATTTCTAGATATATATCATCATAGTATTCATTAAAGTCCATTATTATTTACCTACTTTCATTTCCATTTGATTAAACTCTTTTTTATTTCTGTAACAAGGAGAACACCACATGTCCTGTGGTTCTGCTGTGTATCCGCATTTCTTACATTCTCTAAACATTTTCTGTTCCTTTCTTTCTAATAACTTAATTAAATCATAGGGGTCTGACATTTTCAAGGGGACAATTCGGACATATTAGGACATTGTGAGTTAGAACACATGGTTAAATCTGTGATTTAGGACACATTATGGGCTCACTACTAGGACAAATCGGACATTTCTAAGTTGTGTATCATACATATAAAAATTATATTAACATTTTCATAAATCTAATATTGTAGTTGACTAAAATATTTACAAATTATATAATAGAAGCAATGTCAGCTAATAGAATTGTTATCTGTGATAAATGTGGGCGGGAAATCGAAGTAAGATCTGGTTTTGCCCATATGACACTATACAACCATTATAAAAGCTGTAAATGAAAAAAATATTTTTATTAACATTTTTGTTAATCTAAAATTGTAGTTGACTGGAATATTATGGAAGTAATTTTAGTATATTTAGCGATGGCGGTAGCAATAGGATTTGTTACTCTAAAAGAAGATGGATACTTCAAAGGTAAAGAAGGATACATTTGTGAAGAATGTGATCTATTTATCATGATGGATTATTCTGATCAACCAGTATTATGTTATTGCAATAAACCTATGACAAAAATTAAAGGTTATCTATAAAAATTTAAAAAAGCGGGAAGCCTAAAAAATTTTCCTTGCTATAATTAAGCCATATGATGCTTCTTTGTAGGTATTATCTAGCATGAAGTCTGAAAAGGTCTCTATAGCCAAGCAGAAGGCTTATTTGGCGCAATACATAAGAGATCTTAAGCAGAAGTCTCCTTGTTTGGACTGTGGAATCAATTATCCATACTATGTTATGGATTTTGACCACGTAAGAGGTCAGAAGCATAAGAATGTTATGGAATTAATTCCTACCTTGTCCAAGAAGAAGATAGATGAAGAAATAGCCAAATGTGAATTAGTTTGTTCTAATTGTCATCGTATTAGGACACATATGAGAAAAGTGAATAAGAGAAAATAATGGAAGCAGCTATATTTATTATATTGGGCACATGGGCTATGTATTATATGTTTATTAAGAATCCTAGAGAATGATCTCTCTTCTCTCCCGCCGCAATTCAATTTTTCAATTTTCGGGCACTTTCAATTGACCGAAACTGCACTGTAATAGTATAATAATCTACATAACGGTAGAGCCGTCCCTGTAATACTTCGGTATCGATCATACGACTATGTTAGCGCAACACCCAGAGTCTGGCTGGGCCGTTTACCAGACCGACGCAGTGTAGAGCAGTTCGGTTAGCTCGCTTGGCTCATAACCAAGAGGCCATGGGTTCGAATCCCATCACTGCTACTAGGCCTAACTAGATTCGACTTAGGTTAGGTACAACTGTCCCGAAACTACGCTGGTAGTGATTAATAGGAAACCGTGTCGAAACGGTCTAAGGTCATCGCTATCTAGGGAACAGAGCCAGCAGCTGACTCTTCCGTAAAAACGGACTTCGTGGCTGGCACATTGAGACTTGGTGTAGTGGTAGCACAAGAGCTTCCAAACCTCTTGGTGTGGGTTCGATTCCTACAGTCTCTGCAAAATAGTTTATTGTGTTTTGGACCATAGCTCAGTTGGCAGAGCGGGAAGCTGTTAACTTCTAGGTCCCAGGTTCGAGCCCTGGTGGTCCAGCTAGATTAATTCATGCCATTGGATAGATCCAACAGCGTCGCCTGTTCCAGATATAGTTCTGATTACTAAACAATAGATATCTGATACTGGTGTGTCTGAGTTAGTTCTTCCTAATTGTAAATCAAATCCGTTGTCTATCTCTAGGTCTGTTGCTGCATTATTCTGATTAGAACCCGCCAAAAATCCTCTACGAACAACTGTTCCACCAGTAACTGAAGTTGCTGTTATGTTGTAATCTGTATCTTGTGTTGCAGTATTTGTTACCCATGTACCTCCAGTAACTTCTGGATTTCTCAATAACGCATACTCAAATAGATTGTTAGTCACAGTTGCAACATTTAATCTTGCTATCTGAACTACAGAATCCATTCTTCCCTCTTTTAATCTTACAGCTGCAAGTGGTACAAAGGTAGTTCCTATAGATTGAAGAAGGGTAGCTCTCGATGCAGACCATACTTCTGGCTTTCTATCGTAACCTCCATTAGATAAAACAGTGGCGCATATTTGCTTAAGAGCACTTGAGCTAGCTGTAGATGCCGTATTTTCAATCTCGTATCTGAGAGGAAGAGTTGCTGTAGTCATGTAAACTTTATCTATAATATTTGCATGGTTAAATTGATGTGCTGTCATAAATAAACCATTGATTGCAAACCCTACCTTGGCTGATCCAACTCCAAGCCACTCAAACTCCATATATAATATCTGAGCTTTAGAAAGGTCTAAAGTTATTCTGCTAGGACCAGTGCCATCCATAGAATCTACATTCCAGTCTGATTGATTAACCACTTCTTCTACAACAGCTCCACTGGTATAGGTTCTACGAACGATAGAAATAGTGGACCCGTTCTGCTGTAAGTAAACTCCGTTTTGCCTAGAAAAGTATCCTACTCTTTGTCTAAGTCCAGTTTTAGCGAGATTAAAAACAAATGTTTGAAATACTGTTAAAGCTTTTCCTGGTTGATATGGAAAACACTTTTTAGATTCTCTATAAATCTTGTCGCCAGATGCTGTTCCAATTGTTAAAAGATCAGTAGACTCGTTCTGTAGGTATGAAACAGTAGCTGTACCGCTAGTCAAATCGCTGTATTCATCTCCAGAGGCATATCTGTGTTGACTATCAAAAAGGGTATATGGTTGAGCAGTTTTTGTTCTTCCAAATGCGTCATAGTTAAATGATGCAGGTGTTGATGGAGAATACTGTGGTATTCCAGTTGTAGCATTTATATATGTAGCCATTAGTTCTCCAATACTAGTATTGATACTTCCGCCGAAGAATCGCTAATTCCATAGATCTCATCATAGGGTCCTAGGGTAATGCTTAAAGTTTGTTCTGGCAAAAGTCTAAATCCATAAAGACTTGTTGTAACTCCAGTTGCGCCAATATAGACATTGTTAAATGATATATTCTTTATAATAATAGAAGACTCTGATCTCAATGGATTCCAGTTAGTCAAATGTAGTTGGGTAGAGCCAACTGAAAGAATATTATGTTTGACAGGCATCTTCTTATTATACCTTAATAAAAGACAAATCCCAACCAGAGGCGGATCCGATTGGGATTTGCTGCGCTAAGGCGCAGAATACAGGGAGCAAAGTGGGATGCTACAACCTGTATCTCCCTAGTATAAAATACTGATTATTTTAAGTCAACTAATTTTTATAAATACTTTTATGATTTTTCATCTTCATCATTTGGAGTATAAGATGGGTTAGGGCCAAGTAGGAACCCAGCATCATGATATTGAATCATCTTATTAATTTGCTGCTTGTCATCATCACTCTTAGCAGCCATATTTGCAAGTAGTACTAGGATGTCGTAAATCCTATGCAGCATAATATAATTAACCATTGGTAGGTTATCTTCTAAATTACTTTTTTCTGGATTTTCCTCAGACATTATTTTTATCCACTTCTTTTTTAATAGACTCGAAAAGGACTAGCCCTATTTCTTTTTTATAGTTGCAGGAAAGGCAATATAGATATGTGTTATCTTCATTATCCATATTAGGCATAAGAAGGCCTTGATCTATTGGACATTCCAATTTAGATACAAGGCCCTCTTGTGAAAGTGCTATGTACTTAGATACATATTGTATCTGTCGCAACTTTTCTCCTAATTAGCTAGGGAATTTCTCTAGCCAGTCTTTCGTGGTAGGAGTTAGACCTTTCCACGATGACCAATCTTTTCCGCCATTGGTCATATGATACGTTATCTCTGCGTTGATTACTGGATCAAATAAAAGTACATTCGATCTCAGGTCGAACTTTTCTTTACGAACATCGCCAAGGTTTCCCAGCATGTTGATCTGAAAAATTCCGTAGGAACTGTCTCCAGTATTCCTGTTGCCGTTATAAGCCATTGGTCGTCCATTGGATTCCTTCTTGGCTACAGCCCACGCCATTTTAAGGGCGCTTCCTTCAAATCCTACTGCCCAGAGTAGTTTTTCTAACTC